AACAACACGATTAATTTTTAAAAAAATGATGAAAAAAAATAAAAAAAAGAAAATGTCTTATGCTATGGGTGGCCAGACAATGCCTGAAATTCTTAAAAGAGAAAAACTTACTTATAAGAAAGGAGGAAAGTTAAAACCAGTAGATGCTGCAAAGAATCCTGGACTAGCTAAGTTACCTACTAATGTTAGAAACAAAATGGGTTTTATGGCTATGGGTGGTAAAATGGACTCTGATAAAGATTTTATGTATGGTGGTAAAACACAAACTATGTACATGAAAGGTGGTAAAACAAAATATCCAGGTGGAGGCATGATGAAAAAAAACATGTATCCAGGTGGAGGTAGAATGCAGCACGACTAATGGCAACTCCAGCATGGCAAAGAAAAGAAGGTAAGAGCCCTTCTGGCGGTTTAAATGCAAAAGGTAGAGCAAGTTATAAGGGTGGTACTTTAAAAGCTCCTACAAAAAGCAAAACATCTAAAAGACGTAAATCTTTTTGTGCGAGAATGAAAGGTATGAAATCTAAACTAACTTCAGCTAAAACAGCTCGTGACCCAAATTCTAGAATTAATAAATCTTTACGTAAATGGGATTGTAATACTGGGTGTAAAGTAAATTATGCAAGTGGTGCTGTTGGAGGATATAGGCCACAAAACGATTAGTGTCTGAGCAAGAAGAAATAAAACATAGACTGCCTTATTTGAAAGGTAGGTATATGTTTTTTTATAAGCAGGGTAATTTAGAGAAAGCAAGAGAATATAATCAGCTAGCTCTATCAAAACATAATGTTGATATAGAAATGGAATATCATAGTAAGTTAGCTAAAAAACAGAATCAAAATATATTTGGTTTTGAAAAAGTAAAGAAGTTAAGATATGGGTAGGGCTAAGGTAGACCCACAAAAGTATAGACCTGTTATTAATAATGGTCATCCTAATCTAAATGTAGACTCAGTAGCTTATCAAGAATACTGGGAAAAAGAATTAGATAGGTGTATAAATGGATACAAGCCAAAAGGTATGAAAAAAATATCTGGTAAGTATTATTTTTATTTAAACTATTATAAAATATTAGGTAATGATGGAAACAAGAGCTCTCGTAAAACATTAATATCTCCGTGGTATAGAGCAATGGACCATGAGTATTTTGATTTGTTTGAGACTTGTAAAAAAGATGGTAAAGGAATGATTGTCATTAAAGCAAGGGACAAAGGGTTTTCATATATGAACTCTGGTATGCTTGCTCATGAGTTTTCTTTCTTTCCATTTAATGATGTAGGTATTGCTGCTGGTTTGCAGATGACAGCAGACGCGTTCTTTGATAAAACTAAAAAAGGTTTGAATGGTATACATTCTAATTTTAAACATAGCTTAATAAAAGATACTGATGGTATATTACGTTCTGGATATAAACAAAAAAACTCTGATGGTAAATGGGAAATAGGTGGTTATCAATCTACAATAATATGCAGAACAATGGATAATCCAGAAGTGTTTAAAGGTGAGCGTGTGTCTTTGATGGTGTTTGAAGAAGCTGGTGAGTTTAAACATTTAAAGAATGCATACATGTCATCAAAAGCTTGTTTTATGGATGGTAATATACAATTTGGTGTTCCTATTGTCGGTGGTACTGGTGGTGATATATCTAAAGCATCAAAAGATTTTATGGATATGTATTATGAGTCAGATGCTTATAATTTAATACCAATGTTTATTCCAGCTAATAGAGCATACTATGGGTTTTTTGATATTAAGACTGGTGAAGAAAATGATGAAGGTGCGCTTGAAGTATTAAAAGAAGAAAGAGAAAATATAGAAAAGTCTGGAGATAGAGAAGCTTTTAATTTACATATACAAAACTATCCATTAACAGTACAAGAAGCATTTTTAAATACTAAAACATCGCGCTTTGATATATCTTTACTAAACGCACAACGCTCAAGAATATTATCAAGTAAAGATTATAGAAGTCAAATACAGTCAGGTAACCTCAGCTGGACTTATAATGAAGATGATGAGTGGGAAGTAAAATGGGTAGCACATCCTGATGGTCCATACAAAATATTAGAACACCCATCACCAGAATATAAAAATTTAGATATAGGTGGTATTGATTCATACGACCAAGATAGTGCAGGAGCTTCTGAGTCTTTAGGTAGTGCAATTATATATAGAAGATTTTTAGATGCCGATACTCCAGGTGACTACGTAGTAGCCGAGTATACCGACAGACCAGATAAGAAAGAGGACTTTTGGGAAGGATGTTTAAAACTTGCAGCTTATTATAATAGTAAGATGCTTGTTGAATATACAAAGATAGGTATTTTAGATTATTTTAAAAGAAGAAATGGTTTAAGATTTCTAAAAGAAAAACCAGAGTCAGCACATAATCCTGGGACTAAAACTAGAAACAGGTATGGTGTGCATATGAATAAACAAGTAAAGTCATTATTAGAAGATTTGATAGATGACTATATTAGGGAGCATGCAGATGATATATGGTTCTTAGATTTGATTGATGAACTAGCAAATTATGGATTAAGAAATACAGATAGAGCTATGGCTTTTGGTATTTGTTTAATTCACAATATAGATAACTATAGAGTTCAGGCAAGTAGAAAAGAAGAAGAAATAGTTGATATAGGATTTAATTATTATAAATTGAACAGCAGGGGCATACCTGTTAAAATATAAAAAATATGGCAAGTAAAGTAAGTGGATTTCCTTCAATGGTACTTAAGGAAAGTGAAAAAACAGATGAATGGTGTAATTCTGTAGTTGACGCAATAGTTAGCTATATGTCATACCAAAATTCATCTTTTAAAAATAACAGACATGCAGACATTACTAATTATAATATATATAATGGTAATCTTCATTCTGATGACTTTAAATATATTACCGAACAATATGGAATGGCATATCCAGCTAGACTTGTTAATTATCCTATAATTCAACCAAAGATAGATTTACTTGTTGGTGAAGAACTTCGTAGACCTACAGATTTAAAAGTAGCAACTGTAAACAAAGAAGCTATACTTAGAAAAGAAGATAAGAAAGTAGGATTAATTATGCGAAGTATTCTTGATGACATACATTCAGAATTTGAAAAAGAAGAAGGTTTTAAAATAGAAATGGAAGGTGATGGTATGCCTTTACCAGAAGATATAGATTTGTATATGAGATACAATTATAAAGAAATGGTAGAGGAAACTGCACAAGATGGATTAGAATATTTAGTAAATAGATATAATTATAAAGATTTATTTAAAGAAGGGTTTAGAGATTTACTTGTTACGGGTAAAGAGTTTTACAAAGTAGATATTATGGATAGAGACCCACAAGTAAGAAGAATTGACCCAAGAGCCATAGTATATGACATAGGCATGAACTCTGATTATTTAGATGATGCAACATGGGTAGGAGAAGAAAGATGGTTATCATTAAATGAAATAGTAGACGAATATAGAGATGAGTTAGATGATGAAGATGTAAATATAATAGCAGAAATGTCACGTGTATATAGCCATGACCAATTAGCAAACTATAATTCTAATATTGATTGGGTAAATATGTATGAAGATTCTGAAAACAGAATTAGAGTAATATCATGTGAGTGGAAATCTGTTAGGTCTTTACGTTTTAAAATATCTGAAAACAAATATGACCCAAGCAGACCATTTAAAAAATTGGTGGATGATAATTATAAACCAAGAAAAAATGAAGTAATAGAAACAAGATACGTAGATGATATATGGGAAGCTACAAAAATAGGAGGAAGAATATTAGTAAGGGCACAACGTAGACCAAATCAAGTACGTAGTGTAGATGACGCTGGTAGCACAAGTTTATCATACATAGGTGTAGTTAGAAACAATACAACTGGACGTTCTTTGTCTATGGTGGATTTATTAAAGAATGTACAGATGCTATATAATATAGTTATGTATCATATTGAACTTGCTATGGCTCGTTCTGGTGGTAAAGCTGTAGTGTATGACACTTCACAATTACCTACTAACTTAGGTATGGATATGCAAACAGTATTATACCATTTAAAAACAGATGGTATTATACCTATTAACTCAAAAGAAGAAGGAGGTCAAATGGCTAACTTTAATCAATTCCAACAAATTGATTTTACATTATCACAATCTGTACAGCAGCTTATAAATTTAAAACTTATGTTAGAGCAAACTGCTGGTAATATATCAGGAGTTAGCCCACAAAGAGAAGGTGCTGTAGGTCAGTACGAATATGTAGGAAATGTACAAAGAAGTGTAGTCCAATCAGCAACTATAACTGAAAGTTGGTTTTATTCACATATACAATGTAAGAAAAGAATATATGAAAGATTATGTAATTTAATGAAGTTATCGTGGGCAGGTGGTAAAAAAGGAGCTGTTATATTAGGTGATGGCGCATATAAATTCCTAAATGTAATGCCAGATATTGCATTACAAGATTTTGGCGTTTATGTAGGAGATAGCGGTAAAGACGATTCAATGCGTCAAGCAGTACAACAATTATCACAAGCTGCACTACAGTCTGGACAAATAAGTTTGTTAGATGTTATTAAAGTAATGAAAGCTGATACAATGACAGAAGCAGAGCATGTTCTTGAAAGAGGTATGGATGAAATGAAAAAACAAATGGAATTACAAAAACAACAAGAACAAGAAATGTTACAAGCTCAGGCACAGGCTGCAATGCAAGAAAAAGAAGTTGATGCACAAATAAAACAAATGGATAATGAGGCAAGTATAGAAGTCGCTAAAATTGGAGCACAAGCTAGAGTTCAAGTAGCAGAAATAGCTTCGGATGATAAACGAGATATTACAGACTTAAAAGAAAGAGTATCTATGGATAAAGAGGTTCTTAAAAATATGTTAGCCAAAGGAGATAAAAACACTCCAGTAGCCACTCCTGAAGGAGATGCATCCGAAGAACAAATGAATCAAGCAGCTCAAACAATTCTAGAATCGTAAAAAATATATTATATTTGCAAATTAGGGACTAAAAATAATTAAACAATGGCAGAAGAAAAATCAAAATTAGTAGAAGAAGTACAATCTACAACAGAAGAAGTACAAGAAACAGCATTTGACCCATCTGCATTTTCGGCAGAAGGACCTGTAGAAACTACAGAAGAAAAAACTGAAACACCAGAAGCTAAAGAAGAAAGTGAAGTGGAAGATGTTGTTGAAGATGTAAAAGGTTTGGAAGAAGAAGCAGCAGAACAACCAGAACAAGAAGATGGTTTTAGTTGGGATTCAATAGAAACAGAAAAAGCTGAAGAACCAAAAGCTCAAGAAGAAGATGTTGATTGGGATGCAGAATTAACAGAACAACCTAAGAAAGAAGAACAAACTGATATAGATTGGAAAGCAGTAGCTAAAAGCTTAGGTTTAGACGAAAACACGTCAGTTGATGATATAAAACAAAAACTACAACCACAAGAAAAAACAGAAGAAAAAGTTGTAGAGCCACAAATAAATGATAATACAACAAGACTTAATGAGTTTTTAAAATTATCAGATAAAGAACTATTAGCAGAAGAAATGAAGGCTGATGGTATGGCAGAAGATAAGATTGAAGAAGCCTTAGACAAAATGGAAGATTCAGGATTATTAGTAAGGGAAGCACATAGAATTAGAAGACAGTTACAATCAGCTATAAAACAAGAAAAACAACAAGAAGAA